AATTACAGTTTTACCAAAAGCATCAATACTCCAAAGACCTGGATCAAGAACTAAGTCCCCTGATGCAGCTTCACCCCATGCAACATAATCCGATGAATTAGTTACCGTTGCGCCATCAGAGTGTGCTGACCTTGTAGAGTTTCTAACGCCTCTTGTAATTCCTGTTAAATCATTTCCAGAAACACCTGTGTAAGAAATTTCTTCATTACCAACTTGAATAAAGTTTGTACCTGAAGATGGAAAGTTAGTTGTGCTTGTTAATGTAATAGAAGTCCCTGATCCTCCAGTTCCTGCTGTGTCATCTAACAATGCACCATTTAAAGTTGTTGTAACTGCTCCTGATGCTTCACCACTCCAAGAACCTAATCCCCAACCAAAACCTGGTAATTGTTCTGCAGGTCCTACAGAATAATAAGCTTGAGATCTTATTCCTCCAGAAGTTGTGGCTCCTGATCCAGTCTCTGCTGAAGGCATTGTAATTGTAATCGTAAGTGCTGTAGCAGAAGTAACCATAAATTTTTTATCATCAAAATCAGATGCTCCAAAATTAGATCCAGTTATTGTGGTAAAATTATCTAAAAGTACAATATCATTTGCGTTTAAATTGTGAGGAGTTGAATAAGTAATTGTAACTGCAGCTGATCCATTAGTGGTTGTAAAAGCGTTAGTTAAAGTTTCAGTCGCTCTTATAGGGTGTATGTCATAAAATACTCCCCCTGTATAAGCATATAAAATTCTGTTAGTTCCTATAATTGAGTATTTAATACCTTCTTTATTGACTAAGTGGAATAAAGCTCTAGCTGCGCCAGTTAATTTGTTATCACCTAATTGCTTCCAGCCACCTATCTTTTCAGGCGTACCATATCTAAATCTTACATTATCACCATCAACCCATTGTCCTTCGGCTGTGGTTTCTGTAATCTGTTTGTTGAACCCTGGCTGAAAACCTATCTTTTGTAACATAGCACCTCATTATATAATATTTTTATAAAAATGCACTTTTTATTTAGGTAAACCTAACATAGGTCTTTTGTCAAATCTGTTCTCTAATTTAGTGCTATAATGTAAAAAAACCTGAGTGCATTCTTCTCCTTCAAAAGGTTCTCGCCAATGTTCTAATTCACATCCAGAATATATTAACATATCTCCTTGTTTTAGATTTATTTTGACTCCTTTTAATCCTTTTTTACCAGAAGGCTCTAGATATATAGGCCAATTATCACCACCCAAATTAAGTGTTGTAGATATCTCACAAGAGGGTCTATCCTTATGTCTTTCTAACACATCACCTTTTTTATACACCCTACAATAACTATAAGTTGGAAATAATTTTAATTTTGTTTTTTTCTCCATAATTGGATGTACTTCAACTAATAGAGTATCCATCAAAACATCCGAATAATGAGAATAAGTTCCAGGAACTTGATCATCTCTAAAAGTGCCAAAATGAGGTAAAGTAGGTAGTTTTTGAAAAACAGCTCTTTTTAATAACAAATAATGATAACTATAATTTGCTATCATTCTTGGAATGCAATTTTTAACTACTAAGTATTTATTTTTTTTAAAGCTCATTATCTATAAGGAGGTCCTAAAAACCAAAAAACTAAACTATATCTAGTTCCTTTAGTTACAGGCTTAACTCTATGCCATATATAAGAAGGAAAAACAATTACACTTCCCGGTCCATCTAATTCTGTGGCTACTCCTATATTTTTTCCTCCTTTATTGTTTCTATAATCAAATTCAAATTCTCCACCTTCAAACTCTTTTGGATCATTTAATAAAACACTACAACTTAACTTTCTTATTTTTCCTCTATAAGGAACAGGATGTGAATCACCATAGACTTCTGGACCCATGTCACAATGCCAACCATAATGTTGATTTTCAGCATATATAGTAAACTGTATTGTTTCACACCAATCGAAATCATAATTCCATTCAGCTCCTTTATTTGCTCTACGAACTAAATTAAATATTTCTTTATATATTATTTCATCATCGAAAAAAACTATCTCTGAATCTCTTAGTTTAAGTAAACTTTTTAATCTACTTTTATTAATTTTTCCATCTTGATATTTAAAAGTAACTCCTCTTTGTCTTTGTTTTTTTAATGATAAACATTTTTTAATAATTTTTTTACAAAAAGATTTACTTAATGCTTTTTTAAAATAATAATAGGAAGTTTTTAATTCCATTTAAATCCCTCTAGACTTCATCCTTTGTAAAGGGAAAAAAGAAGTAGACATTATTTTATTAATTTTAAAAATTAAAACTAATTCTTCTTTTTTGTCTGAATTTATTTTATGAAAATCATTTCCGTCAAATAAAACTAGTCTATTATAATTATTACTAACAATAACAGATTCAATAAATTTATTTTTTTCTTTTTTATAAAAAGTAATATTAGATTTTATTTTAGGTTTTTTTGTTAAAAAAATAACACCAATTAAAGGATATTCTATTTTAGAATAGTTAGTAATTTTTTGTTTATTTGAATTTATTTTTTTAAAACAAGAATGAGCATTTTCCCAATTTACACTACATGCTTTATAATCAAAACTTAAAGAAAGCATTTTTGCTATAGTTTCATTAAAAAATTGCTTATCCTTTTTATGTAAAGGATTACTTTCATCTTTAAATTTTAAAGAGTTAGCTTTTTTTACAAGTTTATCTGGATATCTAAAAAAATTATCTATTACCTGTAATGGAAAAAATTTTTCTTTCATAACTGTTAGTTATAAACAGATATACGTAAAATGCAAGTTTGAGTAAATTAATCTTGGAATTGGTATTTAATAATACAAGTACCACTACCACCAGAAGAAGGTCTAGGTCCTCCAGTATCGCAAGCTCCGCCTGCTCCTCCGCCTAATCCATTAGTTCCATTTCCAGGAGTTCCGCCGAAACCTCCTGCGCCGTTACCGCCTCCGCCAGAGCCTCCGCCTCCGCCAGGGCCTCCTTGTGATGCTCCTCCACCACCGCCAGCGTATGTTGTACTATTGACTGGCCAAGTTCTACCAGCACCTCCACCTGCGCTAGGGCTAGCATTGGAACCGCCTCCACCAGCTCCACCTCCACCAGCAGAATTTGAAAAAGAATTAGGGTTACCGCCTCCGCCGTTACCGTATCCTGTTAAACCTCCAGAATCTCCTTGAGTTGATGAACTAGGAGGAGATGGACTTCTAGCTGCTCCACCACCGGATCCTCCAGGTCTACCAGCACCAGCACCTTGTGCTCCAGAGCCGCCACCGCCTCCCTCAGCAGTCGCTCCGTTGAATGTGCTATCTCCACCATCACCACCGTTACCACCGCCAGGTGTATTTCCACCAGTTCCAATTACCACTGGATAAGTTCCTACACTTAAATTTGTCATTTGTCCTTCTAAATATCCTCCGGCACCACCGCCGCCGCCGTCACCACCACCGTCACCGCCGCCAGCGCCTCCAGCAACTATTAATACTTCGACCGGAAAAGAAGATGGATCTCTATATTCTGTCTCAACGATAAAATCACCTGAAGAAGTAAATGTGTGAGTTCTGAAATTTCCAGATACTGAAACAGTTCCACCTGTTGCAAACATAAATCCAGGTCCACTCTGACCTGCAAATCCAAATCCTCTTCCAGAACCTGCACCAAATGTTGATATTATAGGCATATTAACTTCTTAACTCCCATGCTTGATTTTCTTCATTCCATATATAATAATTTGTTTCAGAGTGATCCTCTGGTCTAGGAACAGGTGCTTCAAATTGCAAAGTTTCCTCATTTAAAACCCATGAATCAAATCTTTTATAAGCGTAAAATTTTTCTTTAGTAGGATGCCATAAATCACCTGGACCAGGTTGAATGCCTCTAGTATTATTATTATCAGCTCTCATACCTGAATATAACCAATTACCATTCTCAGTTTTAGTAATATAGTTTGCCCACTCAGTTGTTTTAGCATCAGTGATATTACCATTAGCATCAGTAATATCAGCTTCGTCTACTGCTATAGTTTTAAGCACCACATTATTTTCATCTATTCTTGCTGCAACATATAACATAGTATTTCTAGTCCTCTTTACTTCTTCCCAGTCTATATTGAGATATAATCTCCATAAACCCATTCATGTTATTACGCAAACTGTGTTTGAGCTGCGAACACTGTGAACGCTGCGTCTCCAGTTTTAAATATTGCATATGTATACACATCGACGGAACTTGCATTACCTGCAGATGGAGCTGAACCACCTTGCCACTCTGGAGTTACACTTGATCCATCAATAGTAACTGCATTGTTATAATAAGCAGATGAACCGTTAGTTACCAAGTGAGCGATTGTAAGCGATTCACCTGTATCCATGATACTGTTTAATGTGTTTGAACCATCACCTCTAATATTTAAAGTGTAGTTTCCTGAAGCGTTTGTCGTAAAATATAAAACTGCCTGAGTAATTACATCAAAGTTTACTGTACCTGTAGCTGCTGTTGCAGATATTGTAGCTTTTTCCGCTAACTGTTGAATTTTAGCAGCACCTAATGTGACTCTACCTATTCCTTTTGGATTGATATTGAAATCAATATTTGTATCACCACCAGTTGCAGATATGTCAGGTGCATTACCTGTCGCTGCGTTAGTTACATCAATTTGATTAACTGCTGATGCAGTTGTTTGAAAAATAATTTGTTCATTTCCGTTTGCGTCTGCAATGAAACCTGCGTCTGCAATTTTTGGTGCTGTTAAAGTTTTGTTTGTTAAAGTTTGTGTACCAGTTAATGTTACATCACCATCACCAGAACCAAAAGCTAAAGTAATAATATCAGGGTTAGTTCCATCATTAGCTGAAGCAAATACAAGTTGATCACCTTTGTCTGTTGCAGAAAAAGTAAAACTATCTCCAGACCCAGTTACATATTTAAATTGTACTGTGTATGCACCAGTACTAGAATTTCTTAAAAAATAAAATGTTTGAACATCTAAAGGTATTGTAACAACCGCGTTGCCACTTAATGATCCAGTGAATTCTATCATTCTGTGAGAAAGAGCTGCTCCAGTTGCTCCGTCAGAAACTGCAAGATCAACTGTTCCACCACTTGTTAATGCTTGTTGTATAAATCCACCAGAAATTTGTTCTATAATTTGTAAATTAGTGTTAGTTTTTGTACCCCAAGTACCAGCGTTTTCACCAGTTGCTTGAAGTTCTACCCCTAAAGGTGTGTATGTTGATGCCATAATTTATAAATTTGTATTTGTTTTATCTCCCCATGTACCGGCATTTTCACCAGTAGTCATTAGTTCAATACCGAGAGGCGTATATGTAGATGCCATAATTTTATTCTCCTATTTACGCTGCGTGCGTAATGTCTGTATACGTGGTTGTTGCAGTTATGTCAATATCTTTGTATGCTAACGCACCAAAGCCTACTAATCCTAAATTACTAGTTATATCTAGTCCTGTCAAGCCTACAGTCATGTCTTCAACTGTTGTAGAACCAACTGTTGATCCCATAGATACTCCAACTAATCCTACAATTAAATTATCTGTGTCTACGCTTCCAATAGAAGATCCTATTGTAACTCCACCAGGAGTTACAAGTTGAGTGTCATCAATGGTTAAATTATTTAGGCTAGCAGATATACTAATACCAGTAACATCGTATGATTGTTGATTTACAACAGAGCCTATTGCAGATCCTATTGTTACACTTCCTAAACCTTGCGAATGATCTGGTAAATTATCAACATTTAAAACTCCAAGTGCAACACCATCTGAAACACCGGTAACATCAAAATTCATATCAAAAGTTTGTGTAGTGCTTCCAACAGATGCACTCATTGATACGCCGGTTAATCCAACAACACTTTCAGGTTTAATTATTAATTCTCCACCCCAGTTGTTATCACCCCATGCAGATACACCCCAACCTTCTGGACCTTGGCCCATATCCATGGTTAACCCATCGACTTCTACAGTTGTTGTATTAGTTCCGTAACCACCAATACCCCATTCATCTCTGCCCCAACCTTCAATAGATTGTGCATAATCGAATGTTCCAACGGACATAGCCATTGCTGGAACACCTGATAATGGAACAACAGGACTAAAACTTTCTCCCCAAGGTTCAGAGCCCCAAGTGCTATGACCCCAACCATTTTCAGGAAAGGCTGCTAACTCACCTTGAGCCACCGACATACTAACACCAGTTAATATTTCTGTGTTGTTATTTTGAGCATTCCAATTGTTTTGTCCCCAACTAAGAGCACCCCAAGTATTTTGAGTAATATCAATAGCACCACCCATACCAATGCCATGAACATAACAATAATAATGAAAGTCTGATTCTGAAGCAGGTGTTATTTCTACGTATCTTGTGCTCGCTGCGTTAAAAGTAGATACGTTTGTATAACCAGCTTGGTTACTAGAACCATCTAAATAATAAGTAACTCCGGATGAAATAATATTACTATTAGGATTAGAAGTGCTAGTGGTAAAAAGTAAAGGATGATTGTTGTTCGAAGAATCACTTTGCTCGAATCTAATTGTGGCACCTTTAACCCACTTAACATCCATGTTACGTGCGCCATCAAGATAATACACATTACCTGTTCCACCGGTAATATATAATGTTCCGGATGCGACCGTTACTGTATACGTTAGGTCCGCCATAAGGAGCTCCTCCTTATGTTAATCTGATAATCGCAGAACTAGAATCGTTAGTAGGAAACTGAATTGTAAAAGTTCCTGAAGAAACTGTTTTGTCACCACCAAAAGCTATTACACAAACTGCGTTTGTTGTACCAGATCCACCGGCTGTAGTCGTATTGTAAATTAAACAACCATTGGCTGTGAATGAAGCACTTGTAAAGCTGACGTCAGA